AAATAAACTAGATCACCCTCTTTAGGTCGGGTAGTTAACTTTACATTAGATTCGTTTTTAAGTAATGGTTGAATATAGGTTTCCCATCTTTCTCTAGAAATAACAAGAGTTACTTCATTTGTTTGCTCAATACCAAACTTAGATAATAATGTAGGATTATCTGCATAACCATCAAAATTATCAATATATGCTTCTAATGGATATGAATCATCAAACTTAGATTTAACTACTTCCCTTATAACAGATTTCTCCTCCATGTATTTTCTAGGAAGATAATGTATCTCAACACCATACATCCTCAACTGTTCGTTGATTAAATCCTGAACTAAATTCTGTTCAGATCTTGCACCTTGTTGAAAGAATGGATTAAGTGCCATTATCCTATCATATCAAGTGGAGGAAGTTCATAAGTATTAGACATTTGTTCTCTGATGATTTCTAAATCTTTTTCTGCATCATCATAGATTTGTCTACCATTTAACTCTACTCCACCAGGTAATTTAACACCTTGGAACTTAAGTAAATTCTGACCCCATTGTCTCTTCATAAGAGCAGTAGCATATTTCTTTAAGAATGAATCATTCCATACTCTTCCATAATCATTAGGATCTAATTGTCTAAAACAATCAATAACCAAGTAATCATCTTTTGATACACTACCCCAATCAATATCAAGATACAACCTATCCATTCTCTTATTAAATCTTATTTGTTTCTCTGTTGTCAATAAAAAATTAATATCTTCAAGATATGTCTTAGTCATCGCATAGGTTAATAATTCAGTTGCACCCCAATAATAAATATCATTCAAAAACATCTGATACTTAACACTAAACATATTATTTGTCATAGTGTTAGTACCATCAAAATGGTATATCTTAGTTACACCAATAACTGCAGGAGGAATTTGTAAAAAGTTACTATTCTCATAATAACTAAAAGTTGTTTCTGTTCCAGCAATATCCGCAGTTGCCGTTGTAGTCGTTATTCCAGTCTGTTTTTTATTAGTTTCCATCGAAGCTCTGCCCCGATCAATATCATCTTGAGTTATTTTATATTTAAGATACGCTTGTGCAACACCATCAAAATGCCTTTCTTGAAAGTATTGAACTGCATCATCTATCACATCTTCAACTTGTTCATCAGCAATATTAATTTCTAGCACTGGAGCACCCAGTTGCCTCTTGCAATAGTTTACAAATTCTGTCCTATTTGATGGAGATGCCATTTATACAATTACCCTTGAATATATTTATGGTGCTGAAGCTATGCCAGTATATACTAGAATATTTCCATTTACTATATTGTAAATAGTTGATCCAGAACTGACTAAAACATTATACTCATATCTTCCTTCAGAAAGACTCGTAGTTGCAGTTGATCCTAAAGATACATCAAATATTCCACCACCAGCACTACTAAAACCTACAGTAAATGTTGCTGCTGGAGTCGTTGTTGCTGCAACACCTGCACTTTTTTGCATCTGACCAGAACCTGACCAAACCGTTGTCGTACCATATCCTTGAAAATCAAAAGCAACATCAGAAGTATCAACCACATTAAAAGTAGTTTTAAAATCTGAACCAGTATATATTGTTAGATTAGCAACATATGGTACTCCTGCATTAGGGTCAAATGTTAAATTTTTACTTGCCATTGACCAGTTCCTTTAATAGAGATTTGATTTCACTAAGCTCACCTTTTAAATTGGCAAGATCTTTTTCCATAAATTCCACTCTTTCATTTTTTAAATTTTTTGCATTTCTAGATGCAACGTAATGTTGATAATCCAAAGAATTTACATTGATAATTGTGCCTGTATGAGGATCCCTTGCGAGATCCTTATGTCCTTCAATATTGTAAGGGTTCATATTAAGCAAGAGCCATTACACGTAGATCTTTAACCTTCGGAACAAATACTTGACTTGTTGATGTTAATAGAAGTTTGATTCTATAATATCTGAATGAAGGCAGAGTATCAGCAGTAAAAGTATATTCTTTAAATGCTGAATTATCACCAAAACCATACTGACTTGATGCAGTAACTAATGAATCAGATAATCCATCACTATTTTGTGCAGTAATTATTTCACCTCTACTATTAAGATTACTATAACCTGGGAATGGTGTAAATATTGGTTCAAATCCAGGATCATTTCCAACAGCATAGAATGCTCTTATATTTGCATCAGAATTAGTATGACCTGATAATACTATCTTGATTGATGTAGCAGAATTTTCTAATTGAAGTTCCTTAGTGATATATTGGCAAGCAGTAGGATCATCGGTAATAGATTTTACTCTACTATCTGTAGCATAATTACTAACAACACTATTGACCCTATTATTTGTAAGTATAGTGCTTACTCTTTGAGCATCAATTACTGGACTTACTTTATTATCAGTAGTTGCAAGAGTCAATCTCATTTGAAGAGACTTATTACCCTCAACTTGATCTAATTTTTCATCTTCATTAATTTTAGAATAAACTGCTCTTGGGGTATCAAGATAATTTGGTTCACCTATTGAAATAGATTCAAATCCTTCATCAAGATATGGAGTTTCATCTCCACTAATACTTGCAGAAGAAGTAGTTCTTACCTCACACCCTAAAGTAGTTCCTGTAGTAGTAACATTTTGAACAATTGGAGTAATGATCTCAAATGGCATATTTTGTGTTGCCCTTATTTCATATCCTCCACAAGACTTAGTTTTATTTAAGTATAGTTTAGGGAATCCCTCATCATTACTTCTATCATCATTGATAGTACCTATTCCAGTCATATCAAGTTTTATATTATATGAATCAAATGCAATTGATCCAGTAGGTGATGTTGATGTAGAAGTTGAAAGTCCATGAGTTGTGTTAATTCTCTTAAGACTAACTCCACCGAGTTCATACTTATAAACAGGAGTTCCTACAGAATATTCAACTTTATCATCTCCTCTAGCAGAGATAGTAATTACATTACCAGTTACATTATTATACTCAACGATTTCTTTTCCAATTTTCACATATCCCCTATTAGTTGTACCAACTCCAACATTTTCAAAATTTTCATAGACAGAACCATCATCAACACTAAATGAAGATTCATTACCAGTTTCTAAAGCAATACTCAATTTACTTGGTTTAATATCAGACTGAGCATTTGATATTTTAACTCTATTTTGAGTAGAATACATTCCATGATTCTTATGATTAACCTTTACATGTAATCCATCAGATTCTACATCGATAGAACTAATCTGAACATCACCACCATTAACATATCCAAGTTCAGTCTTAATACCAGAACTATTTGTATAGAATAGAGTATTAGCAGTACCAACAACAAACTCACCTTGAATATTATCAATAGTCAATTCATTAGTCATTCCAATACCAGTAATACTAAATCTAGCATTACGTCCAACAGTTCCACTACCACCAGTAGAAAGTCCAATAGTAGTAATACCAATAACATCTCCTACAGAGTATCCTGTTCCACCACTAGTGATCGTAGCAGCAGCTGCAACTCCATTATTAACATAAACATCCGCAACTGCTCCTCTTCCTGTACCAGTAACTGTAACTAGATTTACACTATTGAAGGTTTGATTACCATCAAGAGGAGTATATCCAATACCAGCATTAGTAATACTCAAACCAGAAGGAGTTATAGATCCACCAGATCCAACAATATTACCCTCTGCCATCGTTCCATCTTGAATAATGGTATTACCTAATTCATAACTATCACCAACGGTTGTTCCAAGACCAACTCTTATCTTTCTAGAACCAAGAATTAATGAATCTGGTGCTAATGTAGGAATTTGATTATTTCCTTCAGTAAGTTCTGGACTATAGAATTCAACAGTACCCGATGTTTCAAAGTCTGCTCTATACATTGTAAACTTCAAATCTTCCCATTGACTTGGTTCCCATGTAGAAGCATTTTGTGACTTAAAGAGTGAACCTAAGTATGGTTGATTGGAAATGTATGTGTCAGTTAATATATCAGTTTCTCCTATTCTTGAAATATAAACACTATACTTGGTAGAGTTAGATGCTAAAGCAACAGCATATTCAGTATTATTACCTTCAAGATAAACAGGTGCTTTAAATTCAACTGTAGTTGCCACAGATCCATCTGCGGAAAGATTAACTTCTGCAGGATCTAATACAATTTCTGAGAAAGGAAGAACATGTTGTGTAGGCAATCCATTCTTCATAGATCTAATCTGGAATACCACAGGTATATCCATATCATCTTTAGTTCTAAAGAAGACATCACATTTAGTAACAAATATTCCACCAGCATCCTCAACTAAGAAAGACTGTGCAAGAGGGTCATACCATCCAATAATTTGTTGATTTACACTTTCAGAAACCACAGTGCTTCCTACAACTTCGGTTCCAAGACTTCTATTAACATTTCTATCTTGGAATGATTGTCTTTGCTCAAGTCTTGCATTTCTTACAGAAACAATATTCTCCTGAACAGTTTCTAATGTTCCAGCAGATGTAAATGTTTCATCTGTGACAGTTGTAGCATTATCTGGATTATTGTCTGGATCATTGGTTAATGTAAGAGTTTTACTTCCTGTTTCAAATCTTGGGAAACTAATATTATTAGGATTCGGAATATAGAAAGATCCAGCACAGAATGCACCAATATCCGAAACAAGAGACATTGCTTCAACAGTTGCTATTGCTCCACTACTTTGACCTCTGAAAACCATTCCCAGATCAATATATCCAAAATATTCACCCTGTGGTTCATTTGATAATGAGAATGTATCCACATTCAATATTGTTGAAGTAGATGAGTATGATGCAGGGAATGCTTGATTAGTATAAGGATTTTCTGCAAAAACCTTAGTAGGAATATTATATGGTCCTTCCTTATGGTTTGATTGTGCAACCCTAAAAGTAATTCCTGGTGTACTATCAGAAGTTATTTGACTAAGACCAGTTGGATTAACCATCCCCACAACCTTTTCACCAACCTGGAAAGTTCCAGATGTCATAGAAATTTGAATTATCTTAGGTACACAATATCTGGTAACATCTTGACCATCAAAGAAAGCATAAAGTTTTGTTAGAGGTTTAACTCTCTTAGCAACAAATTCAATATTTCTAGACCTCATGAATGGAATAAGATCTCTACTTACAACTCTATCACCAACGGAGGTTCTTTCAAATGATTCAGTAATTAATGTTTGAGAACCTGTTCTATTTTCAACACCTTGTTGAGTTGTAGTTCTTGTTGTTTCTCTACTTACTCTATTAACAGTCTCTCTAATTCTTCTAGCAGGGTTTCCAAATCCACCACTAAAGTTATTAATCCAACCACCCATTCCAAAGACACGAGTTTGATTAGAAATTACAGTATCTCTATTAGTATCATTAGTTGTTGTTCCTGTCCATGTAGTCTGCCATGAACCCCATACAACAGGACCAAATCCTGTTTGTTCGTCTATCTCACCATTATCAACCATTCTGTTAAAGACTGATTGATAATCACCCTCAACATTAATAACTTTAGGTTGCAATCTAGCAGTATCAACCCATGTATCAGATGCAGGAGTAATCTCCATAGTTCCTTGCCAAAAACTAATTAAGAAAGGAGTAACACTTTCTGATCTAGTTGCAAAACTTTGTTTTAACCATTCAACTTCAGAATAATCTAAAGTTATAATATCACTTTTCTTTCTTACATTAATACCTTCAATTGTTGAAAACTTAAGATCATCTGTAGAATTATTACCAACAACTGGTCCAAAAATTAAATCAACAGAGTTGGTATAATGTCTTGGTCGTAATTCTTTATTCTTTGTATCAATACTATTATTAATAGGAATTGCTTGCTCTTGAGTCTTAAATCCAGTAAAGTTGTCTACAAAGAAACCAGATTTAAATCTATTCAATCCATCACCATCAGCAACAAACATATTTGCCGTATTAGTTTCTAATAAAGAAAGAGTAGTATAATACTCAAGATTTTTAATTCTATTTTCAAGATTCTTGATGTCAGACATCGTAAATCTCTTACGATCTAAGAAATCAATTTGAGCTCCAGCAACATTATAAAGATAGGGTGGAAGTCTAACAGTTGCTATTTCTATAGCACCATCAACAGGAACAGGTTTTTGTGGATCTTCCGCAGGATCTCCATACTTAATTTGGAATACTCCTTCTTTACTCAAAAATATTCTATCTATTCTTCCAAGGAAGAATGAAAAATCAGTTAATAAAGATTCATCAGATGCTAAAATATTAGGAGCAGAATTTCCAGATGCATTAAAGTTTCTTCCTTTGAATTCAAGAGGAGATCTATCTCCTTCAGAAACAGAAGAAACAGCACTTGCTCTAGGTCTAATATCAATTATATCTGAATTGGAAATATCATCAATTTTTGGAATATCTATACCATAATCATACTGATCATAAGAATTAACAGTTATAAAATCACCATTATCTCCAGAATCAAAAGATCCATTAGAATAGTATATTTTTATCTTTTTAGTTGGAGCATCTGAATCAGACTTTCTCTTAATCTGACCTATATTGTAAATAGTGGATTGTTGACCATCAACAAATGAGAAATTTGGAGATATATCAAAACTTGGAGAATCTAATGATGAAAGTATTGCACTAGCACCAGATTCTTGGAATTGAACAGTTTCTCCTTCTTTAAATAAATGCTCATTTTGATAAATTACACTAATTACACTATCACTAGGTTTTTCTGCAACTATAGCTACAGCATCACTAGATTGACCTATAATTTGCTCACCAACTATCAATTCATTAGTTGTAGTTGATTGAGTAATAATAGAAGAAAGAGTAAGTTTGGGTGATGATGGATCACTCGTATCCGCTGATTCAAAAACTGATAATACCTCTATAATATCAGAATCATTTATAGATATATTTTTATCCTGAACTCTTGTTCCATATGGATAACTACCATATGTTAATCCATCATTTAATGTAGTAGTTCCAATTCCAGAAGCAGCATCCTTAGAATAATTAACAACTAAAGACTTAACAGCATTTCTTATCTTCTGTTTTGCTTTTGGTTTTTGCTTTTTAATAGTAGCAATTAAAGTTGCTCCTTTATTAGCAGCAGGAGGATTGGATAAACCACGAATCTGGCAAGTATTTCCAGATCCAAAATCAAATTGATCTGCTGTTAATTCATGAGTCTTACCATCTGCACCAATCAAAGAATATCTCTTGGCAGTAAATGGTTGGAAAGTTTCACTAGTATCTATTGTTGGAAGAGGAGTTTCTAATCTACCACTACTAATATTAACAGCAAATGTTTTTCTTATAACAACTGATGCACCTGTTAAATCAACATCAGATACATTTCTCTTAGAAAGGCGAGTATATAATGTATTATCACTAGAACTATCTAATTGAGTTGCTAAAACTTTTAAATCACTTACACTTAAAAAGGGAGTTACGCTGGTAATACCAGAAGCAGTTGTTGGTAATCCACCATTACATATACCACTTACTGTTGTAACACCTACAACAGTAACATTATCAGTTCCAACACTAATTACTCTTGATAAAATAGGATCTTCTGATATCGCAAGATCACTATATGAAATAAGATTACCAATAGTAGTAATTCCTGGAAAATTAGGATTAGTGCTTTGTATCTTGGTTCCTGCAGCTCCTTTATCTACACCAACTGTAGCAACTCCTACATTAAATAATGTAGAAGGAATTACATTAGCACTAAAGGTATTAATACCAACAGTATTATTATCAGTTCCATAAACAGATTGAACGTCTGAAACAGTATAATCAGTAATACCTATTGCAGTTCTTCCATTATCAATACCATTAATTATTAATTGCTCATTCGTAATAAAATTACCATTTTTTTCATAAACAGTTAAAGCTACTCCAGCAGAAACGGAATTTACAAGAAAAGCAGTAGCACCACTATCCTTTCCTTCAACAAAAGCAGGAACAGATTGGGTAATAGATTGGTTTAACTCTATTTCACTAAAAGTTTGTACATCATATAATGCAAGATCCCACTGATTTTTTTGCTTATCAGAATCTGAAACTTCATAAGTACCCGATTCAAGTCTAAAATCATACACCCTAGCAAGACCAACTTCTTTACCTGAAACAGTTTCAGAATTAACACCAACTCTTTGGTCTCTTAAACTTAGAACATATGTACTACCAATACCTACTGTCGGAGTTCTAAAAACACTGTTTATCTTAAGTGTTGGTCCTGTATTATAGATTATTGATTGATCTTTTAATGTCTTTATATCTCTTGGTTTAGGTACATCAAGGAATGTTGGATTAAGAGTTTCAATCTCATAACCCTTTACATAAGCTTTACCTGGAGAAAGTTTATATAATGCTAAATCATCACTTGGAGTTTCTCCACCTGGTGTAAATTGACCTGCTTTAAATACTCCCCTATTTCCAATATTATCATCTAAAGATTCTAAAAGAGTAACATCAAAAGGTTTTACATCATAATTACCACTTTCATCAAATGTTCTTCTTGCAAGAGTATCAGTTAAATCAAAGTTAGATGAATAAGGTGAGGTTCCCCCTAAAACTGCTCCTCCACCTACACCTTTTCTTTGAGATTTTAAAACACCTGGTTCGTTATTAGCACCAATAGTAGCTAATTCAATAAAAGAATTATCATCAAAATCATCTAATGATTTTTTAAACAAACTTAGAGATATTTTTAATCTATCTGCACCTGGAGCAGAAAAATTATTATATCCTTGAGAATTATCATTCAAACTTTCATCTATATCTGAATTAATTATCTCTTCATTTACAAATAATCCTACCCTATAACTTGGAGCACTATTATATTGATCTAGTATAAGAGTTTCTTGATTTACATTACAAAATTGACCACGAACAAAATATACTCCATTTTGAATCTGAAATGATGATCCAGTTACAGCAGCATCATTTGCCACTGTAATAGCAAAAGGAGCTCCAGCATCAATTGCAGTATTACCTAATAATCCTGAAGTTATTATTTCTGAACATGATAATTCTTCTCCATCAGAAAATACTTGAGTAGAGTTGTTAGATGTATTAGATGTTAAGTAATTTATATAAAGAGTAAGTTGACCTCTTTCAGAATCCTCTGCTAATAAAACTTTATCTACAACAGCACTTACACCAGATCTTTGTCCTGTAATTTTTGCACCAATTAATTGATCCACATATGCAGATACAGGAACTCCTTGATAATTATTATTAATCTGTATACCATAATATATACGATTATATCCAGTATTACCAGGTATTACTTTTGCACCTTCTTTAAAAAAATGTTGACCAAATTTTTCAATTTGATTCTGTAATATAGACTGAAGAGCTGTTAATTCTCTAGCCTGAACAGGATATCCTGGCTTAAATAAGACTCGATAAAAATCATTAGACGGATCATAATCGTCAAAATATGGGGCTACATTTAAGTTGGTTTGCTGTGGCATGATTTTTTAGAACTGCAAAACTATTTTGATATCTTCTTTTTGGTTTATTGACCGAGTAATAGATGGTCTATTATCAACAAAAATAATATTTCCTGAGTATTTTTTAACTTCGGGATTTGCAATACCTTCAGTAAAACTCTGTCCAAGATAATATGTTCTATTATTTATTACCGTAGATAGACCCGTAAACCCAGTATCAATTTGTAAAGTAGATCCAGATGAAGGACTAATTTCTACACTTCCACCAGTAGATGGAGAAGCAGTAAATGCATTTAAATTAAATCCATACTGAGGTTCTGTTACTGCTGTTCCAACAGTATTAAAACCAGCAAGAGTTCTATCTTGCCAAAACTTCAACACTCCCGTAGTTTTATCATAATTAATAACTCTTCCCACTGCAGTTGATCCTGTCGCAATAGTCTGAGTAACATATGAATCTGCAGTAAATGTAGCAGAACTATATCCAGTTCCTGATAATCTTAAAGCACCAAGAGCACTTGCTTTATCAGCACTTAATAATGATGTAGAATTATATTGTTGAGGATTGCATACAACACCAACTCTGGCTATATCATTACCAGTTATAAAATCAGGGTTTTCATTATCATTTTCAATCCTAGAATATAGTAAAACATTATAAGCACCAAGTTCTCTGTATATATTAGATCCATGTCCACCTTGAGGAGAAATGATAACATCAAATAAAGGTCTAGTGCTCCCAGTAGGAACAGAACCAGCCTCTAAATCAACACTACCAAAAGTATATCCAGATCCTTGTTTAGAAATAACTATCGTATCAACTTGTTGATCATTAGTAGTAGTAATAGTACATTCTGCCCCAGACCCATCTCCTTTAATAGGGACATTACGATATTCAGTACCACCTACAGGACCAATACTTACTCCCCTATTAGTAACCGTTACAATTTTAATAGATCCATCTACAGCAGTATCTCTTACTGCAGCATTATCACCACTAGTTGACCAATCAGCAGGAACAGGCATAAAATCCGTAGAATCGAATTTTACAATATCAGATGGTTTAATTGTATAAAGATATTTCCAAATATAATTATCACCACTACTTCCAGCAGACCTTGGTTCCAAATCAGTAAATGTTGGTTCATCTAAAGATGGTCTTCCATTAGGATTATCAGGATCTGTACCATTTTGAAGACACTCATAAACCCTATAATCACTGTTTATCACATAATAAGTTGAAGTATATAAATTAGTTGCACCTGACACTGGAGCAGTATTTGTTCTGCTATAGTCTCCCCTATACATGTCATAAGTAGTACCTGATGACCATACTCTTTTAGTGACAACTTGTTTTGCATCATCTGAATTTATTTTCTTCAACGCAATCATATTATCCCAATAGTCAGTTTCTTCTGAAAAACTATCTTTAGGAGAAGGTGGGGTTGTATTCCAATCAGTTTCAATATCAGTGGGATTGGTTAATCCAACAAAAGAATAATATGCATTCGTACTAGAAGTTACTCCAGCAATAAAATTCTTTGCATTTAATATTCTTATCTGATCAGTTATTATGGCAGCCATTTGGACAGAGATTTTTCTTTATTTATTAATGATTTGATCAAGGAGTTCTATAATCCTTATATTTAAGTGATTGGGATCTTCTTACTACCATAGAAGTAGAAATTCCACCTGTTCCACCTAAAGTATATGCGTTATAAGTATTACTTTCAGATCTGGAGGTTAAATTAATTTTACCCCAACTATATGATCCAAAGTAATTACCAGTTTGAATACCAGCACCATTGAAAGATGGCCATTGACCACTCCAAGTATTGAAGTTGGTTACTTTAACAAACACCCTATTAAGATGAGTTGTGCCTATTCCAACCCCCGTAGTTTCAACTCCAGTTGGAGCTTGAACTATTTCATAATTATTAACTTCATAAACGTTATTTAGGAATTGAGTTCCAACTCCAATAACAGCACCACCAGTATCTACAGAATTAATTGATGTAGTTGCAACACCAACTGTGGAATTATTAACTATAAAGAAATCACCAGTAGATATTCCACTAATAGTAACTCCAGTTCCAGCAATACTAGAATCTCTTAGATCTGATGTCAGAGGAATATGTAAATCAAATATTAACTGGTAGTTAGTTGAACCAGCTCCAATTGTAGTAGTACCAAATCCAACAATAATACCAGAATCACCTTGATAGTAATCAACTTTATTTTCTTCTTCAGTTATTGTTGGAGGACTTATAAGAATCGCTGGTGGATTGGATGATGTATATCCTACACCAACACTTGTAATTGCAATACCTGTTATAGTACCATCAGCACCAATTATTGGTGATCCAAAAGCAGTTGTGGATGTTGAACCAACACCAACTTCATTTCCACCTATTGATGTTGTAGCAAAACTAACTGTAGCAGTGCTATAACCAACACCACCAGTAGAAATAGCAACAGAAGAAATTGTTCCTAGACCAGATACTATTGCAGTACCAGCAGCACCAATTTTATCTTCTTGAGAATCAAACTTAACTTTTTTCTGGAAAGCAAAATCACTATCCACTAGTAAAGCAGGAAGTTGATTAACTTCATCTTGCGGATCAAAGTATGGTCTTGCATTTTCTACATAAATGACTGTTGATCCTATTCCAACAGATTTGATAATAGGTGAATAAGGATTGATAACAGGTTCATAAAGTTCCCTATCTTTACCTACACCTTTTTCATTAATAATCCTATCTTCAGTTTGTCTGCACCAATTAATTGGTCTTTCTAAAGTTGAATCACTACTATTACCTGGACCATAATATGGTGGAGTAGAAACACGATCTGTAGAATCTACACTAATAGGAACTCTAGCAACTTCTTGCAACCAATTATCTTGAGATATTAAGCGTCCAATAGTTAAGTCATCACCTGGTTTTACAGTCTCTATAACCTTTCTATCAACAACGTCTTGACCACCAGTTCCCTTATAAAAAAGAATTTCAATTGTATCACCTTTCTTAGGTGCTTCAGTAAATGTGATTACACTACCACCAGGGAATTTGTATCCTTTACCAGGAACTTGAGGGATGTTATTAACAAATACTAAAAGGACATCTTGAACATCAATCTTCGATCCTTTCTTGGCAACAATTGAAATAGAGGCATTATTAAGTGTCAATTCAAACTCAGTTTTACTTCCATCAATATATCTTTCAATATTGTCAAGAACTTCTAATTGACCAACAGACCATCCAGTAAACTCATCACTAAAGACTTTTTCAATATCAACTACAAACTCTGTGAAAGTTTTGCTTGGATCAGTTGGAATACCTGTAGTACCACCAATAGGAACAGTTAGTTTCTCAAGGTTACCATATCCACTACCAGTATTTTGAATAGTGAAACTAATAACACTAGAACCTTGTCCAACAACTATATCAATTGTAGCATTTGTTCCAATTCCAGCAGATGTATCACTATATTCTAAAGGAATATTACTATAAGATAATGGATCATCAAAGACTACTTTATTATATCCATTTACATATCCACCTCTAGCATAGATGTGATTTCTAGTTGATATTCCAGTTTGAGTTTCAAATGTCTTACTATCAATAACACGTAGAACTTCACTTCCATTTGCTGCAACATCAAATTTACTTGCTGAATTATTATTCAATCTAGGAGCTATGATGGCAGATTGAACAGAACCAAATCCAACATAGTGACTTAGAACTGTTGATATACCAACATTAACTTCAAATTGAGTAGTGCTATTAACAGATGTAACATTAGTTCCTGTATAATAAGGATCTGGTTTTCTTGGATACTTATGAACAGAAGCATAACTATCTTTAGAACATCTGAATGATAGAGACTCTGTAGAAAGTTTTATACTTGTTCCAGTTGTTAGACCATGTAATGCACCACCACTACCAAGTGTCATCGTCAAAATACCTGATGATGCACTGTATACAGCAGTAGAAATATTGTAATTAACTATTGTTGATACACCAACATTAAGTGAGAATGTATTTGTTGTAGTAGCAGTGATAGTTGTCGTTCCAAATCCTACAATTGGATCAGTAGCACGAGGGTATGGATGTAATGATGAAAAATCATCCATTGAACATCTAAAGACTATACTGCTCTGAGCAATAGAAACAACGTTAGATGTAGTAAGACCATGATTAGCAACAGTAACCGTCATGATTCCACTAGGACCATCATAGATCGCATTTGATGGTGTATATCCTAATCCTGTATTTGCTTCAGTTATTGCACCAGAATTTGCACTTACAAATCTATGATCATAATCTCCTCCACTAATGACAGCATTATCTGTAGCACTTACAAATTGATGAGTAGATTGATCACTAGCACCAGAGTATCCAACATCAATTGTTATTGTAGTATTAGATGTACCAACAATAGATATTGAAGTATTATATGCTCTATCTTCACCTCTTGGATAGTAGTGGATATTTGCTCCAGCATCTAAAGCACATGTAAATCCTAATCCACTAAAGATTACAACACTCTTCTGACCAGTTGTTGAGAATCCATGAGCACCAACTGTAGTAACTGTCATGATACCAGTTGCTGTTCCATAACCAACAGTAGCAATTCCAAGAGCTGGAGAGTAATCACAAGTAAAGGCAATACCCGATAATACTACTTCATCACCCGATGATAATCCATGATTAGTTTGAGTAGTAATTGTAGAAATACCAGTTACAGAACTATATCCAACATTTGCTACTTTTCTAGGTGAGTAGAATATATGATTAGCATTAGTAACAGCAACCCCTGTAATACTACCAGTTGTTATTTGTGCTGTGCCAATACCTATAACATTAGTACCAGGACGACTAATAGTTTGTATACCAACATTAACCGTTTGAATACCTGCTCTATAACCTGAACCAGTATTACCAATACTAATAGACTTAATAGTACCACCAGCAGCAACAGTAACTGTTCCACCTGCAGCCACTAAAGGTTGATATCCAAATCCTTCACTAGAACCTACAGAAACAAGTATTCCACCTTTAGGAAGATTTCCTACATTTACATCAGTAGTAGAACTTGCAGTACCAGTAAATGCAATTGTTGTTACACCAACAGTCGCATCTTCAATAATACTATATTCGTTAGTAATACCTTGCCCATCTATATTTGGAGTTTGGAAAACATCATTAATAAGAATAATAGCATTATCAGTAACAATTCCCGAAACATCAGACCCATTTGATTTTAATATAAAGTCTGATGCTTGTCCTGTAAATTGAGAAGAAATGCTATCAAAAATATAATTCCTATAATATGGTTCATTTGCTGTATCAGGAACACCAGAACGCATAAATGTTCTTCCTTCAAAACTAGATCCTGTTGCAATTCCTACCCAATCTCTAGAATCTGGTGGATTGGTAGAAGTGCTTAAAGGAACATTACCATAAGGTGCTTCTACAAAGTTTAATGTATTATCAACAATATTATAATTACCATCTACTTTAGTAATTAAAGTTCCTGTACCATATCCCGCTAAAGCAGTTCCTGCCCAAGGTCTTCTAACCCTAATGAGATTATCATTACCTCCCTGACCAATACTATCAATTCTAAGTATTTCATTTCCAATCTTAATTAAGTCTCCACCAAAGAATGATGTTATTCCAGAAAACTCTATAAGATCATCAGTAGTAAATACTTGATCTGCCAAATGAGTCGTTATTGCAGTAGATACAATAGGAGACTGAATAATATTATCTAAGGTAATTAATGCTTTCTTATTCTGATTAACAGCATTGAAACAGTGAGAAGTTCCAATACCTACACTTGTAATATCAACAACCTCTGGAACGGTCTGAAGTGCCTTAGAGACACTCTCTGCAAGTTTAATGGTTTCATCATCAACTTTAACTGCATATACTGTGCTTGGTAATAAAGTAGTTGTACCAATTCCAGCAAATCCACTCGTACTAGCAATTCCAAGTGCCATAGTATATCCAGTACCTGGATTTGTATAAACAAGCTCCTCACCAGTAACAAAGAAATGATTTGGAAGATTAATAGTATTATTAGTAGTATCAACTGTTCCAGTGTTACTACCATCAAATGGTTTTCTGAAAATTGGATCAGTTTTATGTGTTAATCCAAATTCTCTTAAAACACTGCTTTCTGTTCCTGTGTAATCACCAAATGAACTTTCAATAGTTCCATTATTAAAATCAATATTATCCTTTGTATCATCCTGTATTCGTATAGCATTCATATACACATTTACTTGTGCATTAATACTTGCGATAGGAGTAAAGAGTAAGGAAACAGTTCCTGCAGAAGATACTTTTGTTCCAAAAGTTCCTAATCCAGATGGAGAAACTCCAGAAGATACATTAGCAAATTCTACATCATATGTTTCTGTCGTAGATCCATCAACATAATCAGTAACTACAGCAAATTCAAACATAGAATAAACTTGGTTTGTTGCATCAGTAACCTGAATAGTTCCATAAGCAGATTCATAATCTGAAGGATATTCACCAATAGTAGTAATTCCTGGTGATGAAGAAGAATCAATAGCAGTTGTTCTAGATTCTAACCTTGCATGTTTAAGATCAACTGTTCCAATACCTGTAGAAGTAGAATCTGCCATACCAACAACAATGGTATTAATAACACCAGTTGTTCCTATACCCACACTAGAATTAGGAATAAAATCAACTTTTAAAATAGACCCATCAATATAACCACGATAAGTACCCAATCCACCAATTGATTCTGGAGTATTAACAGTTGTCAATCTTCCATACTCCATTATATCAACTTCATCATCATTATGAATAATATTCAATTGATTAAATTCATGCTCCTTACCACTAATATCTGGATTAATATTAATAATAACTTTTGCAGATCTATAAGTGCTTGCAATACCAACAATAGTAGTAGATGCAACCCCAGTGCCAATTGCAGCACTCTCCGAATCAACTAAAGAAGGACCAATAACAGTACTACCAGTACTTAATAAATTATCATCTAAATTGTAAGAAAGACTAGCAACAAAATAATCATTAACAGAATATTTTACAGGATAGAAATTTAATTGACCTTCACTACCAGAAATAGCAAAATCAAAATCTCCCTGATCATAAACAGATTCAACTCTTCCATATTGATTGATATATCCCTGAGTAGTATCATGAATAATATCAACGATCATCAATTGTCTTTGAGCACCAAATCTTTTATCCCTTACGTAAGTAATATACTTTAATGCTCTTCTTTCTGACAAACTAAATCTACTAATAGTAGAGAATCTTGTAGCTCTAGGATTACTATTAAAAGTACTACTAAAATCATCTATGGATACTACTCTATTTCCAATAGATTCAGAATAATCCTCAAGAATTCTACTTGAGAAAGTTATTTGGTCAGAAACAGAATCATCAACATTAATATCAAAAGAGTTTTCAGTTACTAAATCAAAATCATATACACAATTTAAATTACCAATACCATAAAGATCATTTACTACAGAAACATCAGATAATTCTGTAGACAATCCTACTCTAGCAGAAGAAGTTGATTCTAATTGATAATTAGAGAATTTTTTAAATCCTAATGTATGATTTAAAGTAGAAACTGGATCATCCCATGTTTCCATATCAATTCTAGAACTTACTGAATAAGAAAGATTTTGATAATAATCACTATCCTGTATTCTTTGAATATGTGTATTAAAGAATCCAGAATCAGTTTCCCATCCCCTCTCTACTCTTGAAGTTGCATTTAATTTAATGTAAGCATCAAAAGTTTTTATAGATGAAGCAAGTCCTTGAGTACCTGAAGTTAATCCTTTTATAATATCATTACTTACAAATCCATCTGTATTAGTAACCCTTAGAATACCAGTATCTGGATTCCAATTTTCAACATTTCCTCTAGTACTACTAATAGATCCAGTAACTATCTCATTTTCAGAAAAATCATTAGGTTTCAATTTAATATTAAAAGTGGGCATGAATTTCTGGGGAACAATTCTTCCAGAAGAATTAACAAAATCAAATGTTCCTGCTGACATACCAGGTGCTAATCCAGTAAAGTAATTGGAAAGATTATATGTAACTGTACCAATTCCCCCATAATTTTGATCAACTGCTGTTATTTCAAAAAGTTTATAATCATATGCTGAAGAATTATATCCTCTTGAAGTCGTACCAACTCCTACACCAACACCTTCTATAAAGACTTTATCACCAACAGCAATTGGGAATGTATCAGCAGTACTAAATCCAACAGATAATTGTACTGTTACATCATAATTTTCTGTATTAAACCCAACAGTAGCTATTCCAATACCATTACTATTCTTATCTGTAATAATTGTAGGTGGTGTATTACTAATACCTTTAGTATTCTTTAAAATTTCTATTTGTGGATTTCCTAAAGTATATTTTAAATCAGCATCTAAAACTGGTTTATCAGTTTTTCCATCAATAAGAATTAAATCTGGTGCAGAAATATATCCTCTTCCAAAAGAAGTTATTCCAATAGATTCAATAGACATTAAAGATTCTATTTTAATAATCTGAGGTAAAGCAGCATCAGGTTTTATAGTTGTATCTGATGGGAAATCATACCCAATATCTTTAACTTTTAATTTTTTAATTTTTCCAACTGAAGTACTCTTAGCTTCAATAATACACCCATAACCAATCTCACTATTAATTGTAGAAATACCAGGAAGATTATAATAGTTTGTGCCAGGATTGTTTATCTCAAAATCTGCAATTGCACCATATGCGGTTGGACTATCAGTTTCATAAGATACGAACGATGTAGTACCATATGAGGTTCTTTCAGGAGCATCTTTTAATGTATATGAGAATTGATTAGTTGCACCTATTGTTACAACTTGTTTACCATTATAAAGACTATCACTAAGTTGTATTTCATTTCCAGATAAAACTCCAATATCTACCGATATTTCCTTTTTAATAAGTGGTAGTGTGCTTTCAAAAACAGGATCTAAAGTATAATATAAAACTTCTGGAATATCTTTAGTAACAGATAAAGTCACTTTAGCATCAGTAGATACACCTATAGTTCCATTTCTTGTAACATTAAAAGTATTGGATTGTGGAGAAGTATCCCATTGTTTTGTTAAATTCTCATCAGTATAGAAATTAAATGCAAACGCTGGATAATTTGTAGTTTGTACATTATATCCCAAAGAGGAGTCTGTAAGATCAAATTCAACAGTAGAATTCTTATAGACTTTTATAGGTGGATTGATAGCATTTATTGTTCCTATAGAAGTACTAGTAATTCCAACTACAGATGGTTTTGGTTGTTTGGATCCAAAATCAGTTTTGCATAATTTAAAACTATCACTATCAACTTTTATAATGTAATAAATTTCATTATCAACCAAACCTCCTGATGGGATGGAAGATGTGTGAATTATTTTATCCCCAGTATTATAACCATGATCGTTTATTGTAATCGTATTAGTAGTAGTATTGATTCCAGAAGCAATAAATGATTTTGGATCAATTATCATTCTTCTATTATAATCATTATACTTAACACTAACTGTTGTTGTAAGACCAGAAACAACATTCATATAAACATTTTCATAGTTTAATAAACCATGAGTTTCACCAGTTGAAACTGTAGCAGTGACTTTACGTATTTCTCCAGTAATAACATCATAATTAGTCTTAAAGCTATGATAGACACCAGTACCTAAACCAGAGAAGAATACTGTTGTACTACCCCTCTGTGTGCTTGCAATACCTACAAAAGTACCTGTACTACCTAAACCAACCTTAACAGTAGATATGCCTATTAAGTCTTCAGTGATGGCAGCAGCATAAAGTGTTTGACCATTTGTTAATGTATTAATACCTGTATAAACAGCGTCTGATCCATCCCACCTAATATTAAGACCTTCTCCTTGATTGGGAGAATATGTCAATTTATCACCAGTCTTCAATCCATGATCAGGAAGATAAATTGCTTTTGTTTGAATAAACTTTTGGGTTAATCCAATTCCAGGATTACTGAATACAATTGTAGTACCAATACCAACTCCAGATCTTGTACCTAAACCAACAGAATCAACAGGATTAAAATAAACTTGCTGATTTACTCTATATTCATAATCTGAACTAAATCCAGAATTAATAGTAAGTCTTCTAGGTTTTTCAAGAATTTCAGAAGTTACTGTATGAGAAACTCCCGTAACACCATTAGCAGCTCTAAGAACTCTAATTCTAGAAAGAATAGGTTCTACATTTAATAATTTTAAAGTTTCTGTTCCTATTCCAAGAAGATCATTAGATTGAAGTTTTGATAAATCTCCACGAACATCAATATGAGTTACTATACCTGTAGCACCATCAGTACCAATAGCAACAGCAGTAGTTCCTAATCCAGTTACACTAAGTTTAGTGGAGGTAATTCCAGCGTTATAAACACCACCAATTTCGGAAGAAGTTGTAGATAATCCAGTAACTGTAATAATATCTCTATTAACCCATTCATGAGGTTCTGTAGAAACAATACTATAAATTCCTTTCTGATCTGATGGATATATTTCTATGTTGGTTATGCTACTAGTAGCAGCACTTACACTACTTACAGATTTACCAAGAAGTCTTGAAACTTTTGAAGCAGCATCTCTACCTTTAGTATTAATATTATCAAATATTACTTTATCACCAATCTGATAATTCCTACCACCCGTTTCAATTCCAATACTTTCTAAAACACCAGGTTGAGTTCCTACAACATCAATAGTTTGGGATAAATTATTTGGAAGAGGCATATATGGGTAATACGCCTTATTATTATAGATTAAATTATAAGGACTAGTATTTCTACACCATTTAGTATTTTCTAAATTATAATCATCTTGATTTGAGGATGTTAATAAATTAAAGTCATTTGGAGTTGAATAATAATTTTTACCTATTAGGTAAGGAAAAACTGGTAATTTAAATGTATTAAATTGTCCACCTTGTTCGGAACCAGAATCATCAATTGTCGCAAAGTATGCATAAGTTCCATTTGGATACTGTGGAGTAACGCAAAATCTTCCATTATTTTCATCTAAAACAGTTTCATCACTTACTGCTTTATATGTAAAGTCATCAGTAAAGAATCCTGCAGGAAAAACATTTAAAGGTGGTCTATTTTCCTTAATTAAAGCTTCTTCAACATACCCAGATTTCATCTGAGTTACTGTACCACCTGCTTTCTTTACATAACCATAAGGTCCATATATTGGATTACCATCGTATGCCCAACCAATAATTGGAGAATGATTATCTGATGGAACTTCTTGCCCATTAACTTTTCTTAAATCAGGTTCACCATATAAAGATTGACCCTCTTGATTAGTAGAATAAACAGTTTGTCTTAATTTTCTAGGAGCATATAAGTGATTATATTGTAGTTGAATATTACCATCTTTTATAATTCCATCATCATCAGAAATTTGTTGAGTTTGATAATATTTTTCAAATAAATTAACATTCCATTTTTGAGTATTAGAACGAGTTTTGCAATCCGATCCAGAATTTATAACTGATATTGATGTAGTATCCTGACTATATCCAGCTCCTTCATGAATTATATTAACAGATTCTAAAACATAATTAATTGTTGTTCCTATACCAACAGAGGATTCATTTCCATTAAGATCATGTATCTTTAAAATAGGTGTTATAACACATCCTACACCATCACCATTTATTTGTAAGTTTGGTGGGGAGTTATAACCAGTACCTTTATTTTCTACAACAACTTCAATAATTTTTCCACCACTAACAATAGGAGTTATTTGTGCATCAGATCCAGATAATAAAGTTACCTCTGGTTCTCTAACGAAATTAATAATTTCAGATGAACCATATCCAACACCATTATTTGATAGATGAATAGATGTTATTTCACCTCTAACTATAGGTTGAACTTTAAGTTCAAAAGTTTCAGACCCTACTGAATTAATACCAACATCTCCAGTAATACTTACACTAATATCTTGATAGTTAAAGGTATGAGTTCCAACTCCAATAGAAGTAAGAGATCTATACTGTTTAGTTTTATGATAGAAATCGCTAGCAGTTGTTCCTACTCCAACACTTGATAGATAGAAACTATCATCATTTTTCTTAGTAATATAAAAATCAGTATCAGTCGTAAGACCTGCTATTGGTGTCCCATCACAAGTATATTTGACAATTTCTCCAGATTGATAATCATGGTTTGTAATATTAATACAATTTAAAGATGTGTCTATACCTGAAGATGTAGCAGTTCTTTTTTTATTTTGATATCCACTCCCACCAGAAATTATATTGATAGATTCAACTATTGATTTTTTAGTAACGGATTTTATAAAGTGTTTACCTATTCCTTTAGATGTTAATGCAATAGTATTAATACCTGCAAGAACACCTGCTTCATCTTTATGAAGTCTAATGGTTGTTCCCCCAGTACCAACAAGAGCAGCAAAGTAAGTTGAACTGGTAGTTAACCCACCAACAACCTCTTGATTATTTGTAACGTATATAACTTCTTCTGCATTTTTTAATTTATGATATGTGGTAAATCCAATTGTAGAAGGTAATGAAGAATCTGTTTCAAGACCTATTCTAGGAGAATCTGATTCAAAAGAAACAGAATGCTCTATAGATTGCATATTTACAGAAACACGAGCTCCTGATCCATTACCACCAGTAATTTTTACTGTAGGTGTTTCTTGATAATCAAATCCTGGATCAATAATTCTAATATCTTTTAATTCTCCTTCTACAGCAACGTATCCAGTTGCTCCAGTTCCAACAGAATCTTTAATATGTAAGAATGGTGGGTTAATTACATCATAATTTCTTCCATTTGCAAGAACATCTATACTCTTAAGTTCTCCATAATGAACCTGATCAAAAGATTTGTAATTTAATATTTCTACACCATTTACCAATATACCAGTATGACCAGGTGTAGTTTCATATAATGTGCCTGTATTATCTGGTGGGCATACTTCTCTTAATATTTTTTGAGAGGTTAAAGTTTTATTATTAAATTTAAATGGTGATATTTTATTATCAGTTACAATACCAGTTCTTGATCCATCATTATCAATATTGATAAATTTTTCATTATAAAGATCTGAACCACTTTTTGCAAATTTAAGTGTTGTTTCATTTATCCTCTTTACAAAATAAAGACCCTCATCCATCAAAGATGATTTAACAACAAAATTATCTATAGATGTTTCACTAGTGGGATCCACATAAGCATCATTAATTATCTGTGGTGTATAGTAAATCGCATCACCAGTATAGAAACCATGATCAAAAATAGGAACTCCAGAAGGAGTAGTTGTTGCATTTGTTATGACTTCATATTCATCACCACTAAAACTTCCACTAAAGACAATTTTACCATCACTAACACCAAGTGACTGAGATCCATAAGTTGGAATAGATGGAGATGCTATTAATAATTTTTCAGTATTCTTTTCTTTATATACATTTTGTATATTTGTAGAATATGAAGATGCCTCTGGAAAATTTATAGCATTTGATTTTAAAATTTGCCTTTCTATTGTATAATCCAAAACCCTATTAATTTCACCTTGACCTTTTATAATAAAAGATCTTGAAGATGTTAATTGTGTTATATCTGATACTGGTAAGTTTCTACCATCACTACCAACAAGAACAGCAACGGATTTATCTCCAACTTTAAAATCATGATCAGTTGTTAAAGTTATTTCATAAGTAAAATCTGATATATCTTTAATATCAATTTTTTCAACCTGATATACAGCAGCAACATTATAAAACCATTCTTTTACTTTAAATCCAGTATCCCCAATCCCTAAAGTTTTTATTTTTACAGTATCACCTTTTCCATAAAGACAATTAGCATCGTTATAATCAAGAGTGTCTATAACTGATGTAATTCTTACTTCAATTATTTCATCAAAATTTACAACAGATTTTCCATATGCAAAGGTATTAATACCAATAGTTTCACCACTTAAAATAGTCTTTCCAATTCCAGTAAGTCCAAAAAATTGAGTTAAACTTTTTGACGTATAAGAACTAACACCTACAGTATTATCAATATATTTGAAATATAATTCTCCAATAGATCCAAACCCAACTGTTGAGTCTACATCAACAAAAGTAATACCAGCACCCACCTCTCCAATAACTCTTGTTCTAGGAGGAGTAACAAAAGTTCCATATGTAGCACCATCTACTCTAGAATCTCTATTATATCCAGCATCAATACTTAATTTATAAAATGTAGTTCCAGCACTAACATTAATTGGTTCAACATGAGTTATGGGAGCATATGCTTTCTCAATATTCTCTCCTTTATACGCATCTTGATATAATGTAGATAACTCAAGATTCATTGGATCACCAGATATTGGCTCTACAACAAAATCTTTAGTAATCTTATAATCTGCATTAGATGGTGTAAAAAGAAATTCAGATGGTCTTATAATTTTTACATTTTCATTATATAAAGCTTTAAATAAAATCTCAAAACCTCTATCAGTACCTTTACTTAAATAAAAGTCTTTTGATTGTTTTATAAAAATATTTTGATCTAGATCTGATGATAATTTTCTTGATTCAAATCCAGGAGTAAGTTGGTGTTTAGTTTTGACTAAAAATTCTTTAAGAAAAAGAGAACTGAGATTTTGTATAGAATCTCCCTTATCATGCTCTTGTGCAGATGTAGATTCAAATACTAATTGTTCTGGATTAATATCACTTTTATATGAACTAACTCCTACAAAACCTCTAACACACCCAGTAAAAGCAAAAGTAGTTATTCCAGTATATGTAATAATTTCATTATTAATTTTCAACAACCCATAAGAATTTGGAAATCCCAAAGTTCCTGTTGGATTCTTTTTCATATCAACTTGAATGGTGTCATTAACAACACCTATAGAAGCACCTAATCCAACATGGTCAGTAAGACCAACCTGTTCACTAACTTTTGTATATTGATCAATATTCTGAACCAAGTCGATTGGTCCACCTTGATATTCCTGTCCTTGATAATATGACTTTAAAAATTCAGCAACTAATGGATAGTCTGATCTGACATATCCAGGAAGCTGATTTTGAACGACGTTATTAAACTGAATTCTTTTTGTAGACATTTTATATGTTATTCTATCTTAGTAGGTTGAAGAACTTATCATGCTTAATATTTATTAGTAACCACCACCAGTAGAACCACCAGTAGAACCACCAGTAGAACCACTAGTAGAACCACTAGTAGGACGTGCTGTGGTTGTGGTAGGAGTTATAACAGATCCTGCTGTTATAGCACCATTACGTCCACCAGGACGAACTAAACTGCCATTCGCATAACTTGAAGAAGTAATGTAATTAGAACCAGAAGGATCTAATCCAGAAGCAATTTCATCAACAACCATTTCAAAGTTACTGTTATTAATATCTAGTTGCAAATAAAGATCCTGTAATCCAATAACATCATTAGAAAGAGGACATGCTGATATTTCAATAACAGTTTGACCATCTTTTATCATTCCAGATTGTATATTAATTGGATTAAGAGTAACAACCCCTTTCTTATAATCAATTGTTCCAACATTTCTTTTCAAAATAGTAGGAGATGTTGAATCTATTGAAGGAACAGAAAATAAGAATAAAGATCCATTTAACTTATTTGTATTGGGAATATCCGCAATATAAACATCACTCAATATTCCAGCTATTCTAAATGCAGATGATTTAATATTATAACCACCCATTCTTTTAATATAAAATTCATTACCAAAACCAATAGAATATTCTGCAAAAGAATTTAATACAACTCTCAAATCCCTTCTCATAATGATTGTTGTAATATTAGAAGTTACAGATTCATTACTGTTATCAATAAGAGATAAGAACTTACTATATTTAAATCTAGCACCATACTTATTCATCTCAGTGGATTCTGCATACTTGTTAGCATTATTTTGAATAATACTAGAAACAGATTCTGCAGATTCTGCAAGATTTGAGTTAAAATATACTTTTGAATCTGCTTCAAGGTAAAGATACTTTAAATCAAGTATTTCAGGGACAATTCCTGCTACTGCATACTTCTTTAATTTCAATTTTAACTGTTCTTTGACCAAATTAGGAAGAAAATCACCAGTTTTGGGTTTTATGCTAATAAACACTTTTCCAAATTGTGGTGGAATTAGATCTTCACCTCCAAAAACAGAAATTGACTCTGTTTCGGGATAAATTTTTGCTGGAATTAGTGATTCATAGTCATTTGCAGTAATTGCTCTGTTTTGAGAAGCATAAATTCGTGGAGCAAATTTTCTAACTGACTCTACAGACTCAATTGTCTCTCCACCCGAAGCAACTATGCCAGTTGTAAGCAAAGAAATGCCAGTTGTAACATTATAAGTGTTTGCATTACGTGTATATTGAATTCTTCCTGAAAAATTGAAAGAACTTACTCCATTTGCAGCATCACCACTAGAAGTTATGTAATTAATTGTTATAAAATTACCATCTTCAAGTGCTTTTCCAAAAATTCCATCTCCAAAAAATATTTCATACCTTTCATCTTCAATTTCTTGTAAAAAATAAACTTTTGACTCAGATTTTACGTCAAAAAGACTATCTTGTGAACTATATTTCGTTTCTGTTGCTGAAGCTTCGGTTGGTTTTACTGAAACTGCGATTAAATCAGTATCAACACCAATATTTGGTAAAATAAATTTCTGATTTGGTACTCTTGCTGAATAAGTATAAGTTTGAGTTAATAAAGTTCCCTCATAAACCTCAATATCATCAAAAGTTGCAATTCCGTTTAAAACAGGAACAGTAATATCACTTAAAATTGAAAAAATAAAAGATTGCCCACCAAATGCATTTGCCGATGCTGCAACTGGACCCTTCTTAAGAGTCAGAGAAGCAGGTATAGGGGTAATTCCACTAGTATCAATAAAGAAAGATACTGTTGCCCGTGCTGCTTGCCTTGGGCGTGGTGTATAACCTATGTTTCTTGCTAGTGAAACTATGTTTTTTCTTAAAGTTGCAGTATCGATGAACACTTCATTCGTTACCATGTTGGCATTGTATGAAGTAATGTAGGT